GAACCTTAATGGTGTTGGTGTGCAGCTTTTGGGTCGTATCTCTTGGAACGAACCTCAAGCTTAAGGATAACTTATGGAAAGACAGCAAAACATTAGACAGGCATCTATCCGCCGCGTTGGTGCCAACTTTGATTTTAACGGAAACCCTATCATTCAGAACAAATCTGGTGGTATCATTAAGTCTACCCGAAGCGTCAACTATGCATGTGGTTGCCAAGCAATCCCTGGCATTGAGTCTTGCGGATGCGGGCTATAGAAAGACTAATTGATGGCTACCAACGACTGGAGTGCTTCTGCGGAATTTAGCCGCATGAAGACATCTGGTATCACCCTTCCTAAGAACCCTATTGCTGGGCGTGTCGCTGCACGTGACATGCTCAATAGGGCTTCTACGCCAGGATCAATGCTTAATGACATTGGTCCAATGGCTACTGCAATGGGTGGACCTCCAGAGGGTAGACAACGTCTTAATAAGTTAGGTTCTGACTTCCTTGCTGAGAACGGCATGGCTAGAACGTCTAACCGCAGAACTGCTGCTGCTACAGGATCAGATGCCCAGTGGGCACTTCCTAAGCTACACGACCCATTTGAATACTGGCGTGAGCGCACGTGGTGGTTCAACATGGAAGACCCAGATGAGCAGACTCGTAAGATACGTGACTGGGCTCGCCTTCTTTACACCACTCACCACTTGGTACCTGGTCTTATTGACATCTATACTCGTTTCCCCTTGCTGGACATCGAGCTAGTACACCCCGACAAGCGCATCTCTGACTTCTATAATGAGTTGTTCTTTGATGGTCTTAATTACCAAGACTTCCTCTATGACCTTGGTCGTGAGCACTGGACCGTTGGTGAAGTGTTCGCCATGGGTTCTTGGCACGATGGTATTGGTGCATGGGAAGAAGATGAGATCATCAACCCTAACGACGTTATCGTCGCTAAGAACCGTGCTCTTAGAACATACCAGTTCCACGTTAAGGTACCTGAAGAGATCAAGCGTCTTATCGAACGTCGTGATCCTCCACAAGAGTATGCAATGCTTATGCAGCTCTATCCAGACGTTGTGGCTTGGGCTAGACAAGATAAGGAAATCCCTGTTTCTGATGTAATCATGAAGCAGATCAAGTTCTCTACCAACCCGTGGAGCGAACATGGTACTCCTATTCTTCTTCGTGCCTTTCGCACTCTTATGCTTGAGGAGTCCCTCAACTCCGCTCAAGACGCTATTGCTGACCGTCTGTATTCTCCCCTTATCCTTGCTACCTTGGGACTTCCTGACGTAGACCAGGACGGTCCATGGATCCCAGATGCTATGGAGCTCCAGTCTTTGCGTGACGACTTGGCCATGGCTATTAACTCAGACTTCCGTCTGATGACATACCACCACGGTTTGCAGATCCAGAACGCCTTTGGACGTGAAAGCATGCCTCGTCTTGACACAGATTTCATGCGTGTACAGACAAACCTCATGGGTGTATTCGGTATCGGTGCTGACCTTATTCAGGGTGGCCAGGGTGGTACCTATGCTTCAGGTGCTTTGAACCGAGAGCTTATTACTCAGATGCTTAGTACTTACCAGCACAAGATCGAGAAGTTTATCCGTTCCCGTATGGAGCCAGTAGCAGAAAGACAAGGTCACTATGAGATGCGTAACGTGGGTGGCCAAATGGTACCTGTTATGGAAACTGTTCTCATGGTTGATGAAGAGACTGGTGCTGAATATGTTGAAGAACGACCCAAGCTGGCCATTCCAGAGGTAAGATTCCGTTCGATGAACCTCAGAGATGAGACAGTTGAGCGTGGGTTCCTCCAGCAGCTCAGCGCCTCAGGCTTCCCCATCTCCCTCAGCACACTTGCTGTCAATATCCCAATCGACTTCGATGACGAGATTGATGCACGTAAGGAAGAGAAGATTAAGACGGTTGTTGCTGAACAGCAATTCAAGAAGGAACTGTTCAACCGTTTGATGGTTCTGCAATTGCCAGTACCACCAGAATATGTACAGGAATACCAGGCCTACCTAGCGATGATGGAAGACCCATCGCTTGGTGCACAGCTTGCCCCAGGTGCTATGGCTGGTCTTGTAGCTCCACCTAGCGCACCCAATATGACTGGTAATGCCGCAGGCAACAGTGACGCTGCTGCTGGTGCACAAGTATACCCAAGCATCAACCAAGAAGCTGCTCAGCAACGTCAACGTCCAGAAGAAAGCTACGAACAGCGTAAGAGCCAACCTAAGCCTTCTAAGAAGGGTCCTAAGAATGGACCTAAGAAGAAGACTGCATCCGTATCTGGTTGGGACGAAGATGATTACGATGACTTTAGTGGTCGCGTTGAATACGGTGACCGTATGAAGTTCGCTGTACCATTTGAGCAGAAGAAGCGTAAGCGTATGAAGCTTGCTACTGGTATGAAGGTTATTGTTGACAATAGCTATGAGAAGTTTGACGAAGAGGCATTTAAGCAACATCTTGCTAATGCTCTTGACGGTGATAGCTCAATGATCCCTACTCCTACTAACCCTGAAGATACTGGTAACCCTATCGCTGATATGGCCGGTGGCAACAGTATGGGTGGAGATAGTGCGATCAGTGCACCTGCTATTAGCGGAGATTATCACCCAGATCTTCCAAAGGAAGATTTATAACACAATAGATATTGCACTAATTAGTAGAACGTGTAATATTTAATCAACGGAGACATCCATGAGCACTCTTTTTAATAATGAGACTCCTCGTCTTCTACCAAAAGCTGCCTTCAATAAGAAGAGCTTTCTTGACGTAGTTAGCCCCCTAGTTAAGCTTGACATTATCAAAGAGGGAGAAGGCATTAAGTGCCGAAATGCCCACAAGCTTGATTTGTCAAATAGCATCTATGAAAAAATTGATGCATAATGCTCGGCACGTTTTTTAATTCAAGCAATACCTGGTTTAGCTATATCTCTAACTTCTTCTTTGCTGCAGCTGGTTTTGCAACTGTGGCACGTTTCATCTACAAGCTTATTGTGCGCCATAGCGACAAAAAGATGGATGAGCTTGAGAAGTCAATCATTGAAAGCAAGATTGATCAAGACGAGAAGTTTGAACGCTTGTTCAGCCAGTTCAAGACTAACGGTGGCTCGAGCCCTAAAGACCAGTGGAATCGCCTAGAGACAAAGGTTGACCACTTGATGGGTATCGAACAGCACGTAGACAAGCTTACACAGTCTATTGATAGACACCTTGGCTACCACGAAGGACTCAGAGCAGCGCACGAAAACGAGGAATAATGGCCAGGAGATTTAGACACCCTATTACGGGCGACCCCATCGGTCTTGGCAAGCATATTTCTTGGAAGATTCAGTTTTCTATTCGTAATTGGTATTTCATTGGGACAATTACGTTTATTACTTTGTTCTGCGCTGCTTGGGGAACAATTGACATCAACGTTATTGGCTGGTGGAATGTATGGGCTTCCTACATGGCACTGTTCATTGAGTCTGTTGTTGGTATCAGTATGTTTGAGCAGACTCGAGCAGATGCTAAAGTATTGCGTGAAAGCCTTACAACCATCCAAGAATTGCTTGTAAAGATCAATGAGATCCTTGAACTCGAGCAAGAACAAAGCAAAGAAGTACACAATCTCGTTGATGCTCTCGAAGACGAAATTAACTTACATCACTAATTAACATAGTTTTAATTGTTACAACGATGTAAAATATATGTTAATACAGAAAAGGTTCTGAAGATGATAAAATTTGGTGCTCCCTCAATTGCTCTACAAGGTAGAGAGACTCTTGCTGGCGTCGGTCAGCCAATTGAGCTGCACAATGTAACCTTTGACGATTTTAACTTTAAGCCAGAACCTGGTTATGTTTACGCTGTTTCTAGAGCCATTTCCTCCAGAGTAAACGCTAATTATGATGGTTGGCCTGTAGACCAAATCAAGCAAAGCTACAAGACTTTTGTTGGTCGGCCTATCTACGTTGAGCACAACAACTCAGATCCTGATCGTGCTCGTGGGGTTATTCTCGATGCTGTTTACCGTGAGAGCAAGCTCGCCTCCGGTGCAACAGACGGAAGTGTTTACTGCCTGATGGAAGTAGATGCACAAAGTTTTCCTAAGCTAGCCAACTCCATTATGGAAGGTAGCTTGAACGCTGTCAGCATGGGTGCTGACGTCGATTGCACACAATGCAGTGCCTGCGGCAAGGTTGCCAGCAAGCCTGCTGAGTACTGCACACACATTCCTCGTCTTAAGGGACGCACCGTTACTGTTTACAAGGCTGGCAAGCGTATTGAGAGCCTTGTATTCGAAAGTTGCATCAGACCTAACTTCTTCGAGCTGAGCTTTGTATTTGAGCCAGCAGACGAATCAGCTTGGTTGTTGCAAAAGAAGCGTTACTAACAATGCCTGTCCTCAAGGTATCTAGCGATATTAAGAAGTATGCACTGGAAGTAATCAGGGTATCCATTTCACCTCTTGGTGATTGCCCGCAGTGTCAAGGTAATGGTTACAGAGATGGCATTTGTCCAGACTGTAGCTATATTGACCCTCGGGTACAAGAAGCTATTCAAGAATGGCAAGATGCGATGGGCATCCAACAGGTTGTAAAGCAGCAGCAGAGTCTTGCAGAGCAGAACCCTAATGCTAAAGCTGCCTACAGAAGCTTGTCTTTTGTAGACATTGTTTCACCAGACTTTGAAGGTCTCGACCTTAGCGGTACATCAAGTGGTAAGGCTGAATGTCCTCGTTGTAAGCAGCGTACATTCGTTAATGACTCGATGAAAAAGGGCGATTTGTCAGGTTCTTGTGAAAATCCTGCCTGCGGACACGAAATTGCTGGAGCTTTAGGATTTAAAAGACCCAAGTTCCTGGGTATAGATCCTGAGGTAGGAAAAAACATCAAGCGTAATTTCCTAAGTCCAGCATCACAAAAGATCGAAAAGAATAAGAAGAAGCTTAAAAAGAAGAGTGCAAAGGGTATGAATCCTGGAGCTCTTCAAGATGACTCAATGAATGCAGCCATGGATGGTACCACAAGAATGTGGGACCTGCTCAAGGGCACCGCAGAGATTGATGCACAAAATAAAAACGAAGAAACTAGCGAGGAGCAATCATGAGCCGTTTTGATGACGAGATGATTAAGCAAGCAGAAAATGCTTTCCAACAAAGAGGCATGTCGGGAACGACTACCACTCCAAGAGTGCAACCATACGACCAGGTCGACAGTCTTGGTTCAGGCGGTTGGCCTGAGCAAGCTCCTGCTCCTACTGAAGAAGTAGCTGACTGGATTGCTAACCAGCCAATGACACGTCAACTTGATGTCCGTGACTTCACTGGCGTTGACGATGGAAGCGAAATCATCGGTGGTCCTGGCTCGAGTGCCGTTTACTCTGAAGGTGGCCCAATGTACGCAAGCATTAACCCTATTGACGAGAGTCTGTACCAGGTTTACAAGGCTAGCCGTGAAGTACGCGATGCTATCCGTGACGAAGTTGACTTCGACTTCAATAACCTTATCACTGCTTCGAATGACGCTGCAACCGTTCTGCGCTTTGCTAGCACTAACGATGACCTCAACCAGGTTGTTGGTACCGTTGCAAGCATCGTAACTGACATCGAGAACGACCTTGTTGTTACCGGTGACTACCGTCAAGCTTCTGTCGACCTGAAGGCTCTTGAGGGCCTCTTGGAAGAGATCAAGACTGCTGCCACAGACGACGACAGCGACTCGGATGGCGGTGCCGACGATGATGACGATGCAGACGACAAGAAGACTGCCGCTAAGAAGAAGACTAAGTCTAAGAGCAAGAAGTCATCCTGCAAGAACTGCAAGGGTAAGGGCTGCGAAGACTGCGAAGACGATGATGACGAAGACGACGACGACAAGCCTGCTTTCTTGAAGAAGAAGAAGTCTGCTCGCACCGAGTGGTGCAGTGGCCCTGGTTGCAAGACCAAGAACTGCGATGGCAAGAAGGAGCCTAAGGAGGCTTCTAACGGTAACCAGGAGAGCCTCCAGGTTGTTGATGTCCGTGACCTTGATGACCAGGCTGGTGTTTGGGACCGTCAGCGCGTAATGCAGCCTGACCACCAGACCAACGCACTCGTTCCTGAGGAAGTAAACGGTGAAGACGCTGGTTACGTACCATTCTACAACGATGGTACCGAGACAGGAATCCTTGATGACCAACTGCACGGCCCTAGCCACGGCAGAATCGACTTCGAAGATGGCACCAACCCTGCCCTGGCTCCTTACGCAGGCACTGTTGCCGCTGTACAGGCTAGCCGTGAAAAGATCTTCGCTGCTATCCAAGTTGTAGATCGTCTCGAAAAGATGAGCATGATCCAACACGAAGATCGTGCTAAGCACATCGCAAAGTTTGAACAAATGTCTGATGTTAAGCTGGCAGGTTTTGTAGCTTCCATCGACATGTTTGAAGAGTCTGGGGCTCGTCAACCCCGGAGCCAGAAAGTGGCAAGCGGAAGTAATCGTTTGCCAGAAATGGGTCGGTTGACAACGGCCTCAACAGTTACTCGTCAGGACGTTATGTCTGACGATTGGCTGATGACACTTTAACCCAAATCCCCTACTAACAGGAGAAAGAAAATATGCTGCAACTTAATAGCGTAGCTAACGTTGGGGTTCACCGTACGTGCACCCCACTGTACGAAAAGTACGAGGCTACACCTTACAACACGTTCCTGGATCCCACGGACACCACGAACATCTACTCAGGTATGGTCATGTACCGTACAGGTCCCGACACCGTTGCCAATGCTGCTACGGCTACTGCTTCAGGTGCAAAGCCATTTGGTCTTTCTGCTCTTGACCGTAACCCTAACATTGACGACGTAACTCAGGTTGGCGTCAACGCATGGTCAGTATGGTTGGGTGGCTCTAACGCCTTCTTCACCATCACCGCCCCTGCTTTCGACACGACGGTAGCTTACAACGTTCCTACGAACGGTACTCGTACCTTGCTGTACACCGCTTCAGGTACTGGTCAGCTGACTTCGTCTTCGGGTACAAGTGCCACTGTTGGTGCCTTGAACGCCATTCCTGTCGCTGAGTTGATCGATGTCATCAGCCCCACGCAAATTGTTGTCCGTCTCGTTCCATTCGGCGCAACTGCCTAAGGTATTTGAAAGGAAATATAGAAAATGTCAATCACTCCCAATGGCGCTGTCGCTGAGCACCTCGCTCCCCGCACAGCCAAGAAGTCGGACGACTACGTCGCCGGTATCATTGAGGCTCAGGACCGTCTTAAGACTGCAACTGGCCGCGTAACTGCTACTCGTGAAGAGAAGCAGCGTCGCCTCGCCGGTGTTCTGGCCGACAAGGACAACTACATGGTCCGTTTGGGCCAGGGTATGATCGGTCCCATCCAGCTGAAGCTCCGTTACCAAGGTATGACCCGTAACGTCCTCCTGGAAGACCCGCTTACCCCTGGTGTACCTGTCATGTACGACGTCCTCGACGAGTACGGCCAGGCTTACATTCTTTCCGGTAACGAAGGTGAAGTCCGTGTGACACCCTTCGAAGGTAAGAAGGTTCCAGTCCGTTTGTTCCGTATCGCTACCTTCCCTCAGATCAAGAAGGAAGACTTGTGGTACCTCCGCGTAAACATCGTGGAGTACGCCCAGGACATGTCCAAGCAGGCAATCATGATGCAGGAAGACGCCCGTTTGATCACGGTCCTCGAAGCTGCCATCAACAACTACGCCGTTGACCCCAACCACGTAGTTTCGCCCAACCACATCGTTAACGAGCTCTCGGGTTACATCACCCCTGACTCGCTGTACGACCTCGTTGCACTCATCGAAGTCCACCAGTTGGAAGCTTCGAGACTGTTGTTCAACCCACTCGACTACCGTGACCTTTACAAGTGGGACATCAACCAGACCGGTTGGGCCTTCAAGGACCGTGTTGTTGCTGGTGAGCGCATCGTTCAATTCGGTGGTTTCCAAGTTCAGCGTTCGATCGAAGTACCTCAGGGTACTGTCTACATGACCCCAAGCCCCGAGTTCCTCGGTGTCTTCCCCGTCATGTACTCGCTCGACGTCGAAGAGAACCACACGCCTGAGAAGTTCCACAAGGGTTGGGTCATGGACGAGCTCGTTTCCGAGATCGTTCTCAACCCCCGTGGTCTGGGCAAGATCGTTAAGGCTTAGTCTTAACAACCGTACTACGGCCGGGGAGGTCGGATCCTCCGAGATCGCTCCCCGGTCATCGTACAAAGAAATACCCTTGAAGTAACAACTAGGTATGAAAATTTCGTATCTATTGAGGACGAGAGTCCCTTGAAAATAGGAGCATTAAAATGGCAAGAACTGTATCAAAGTCAAGTGATGTCGGAGCAGAGAGTACCCCAGTCCCAGTAGTGGACTTGGGTGGTCACTTTGAAGAGCACAAGGCAGACCCCGCAGACAGAGCAGCAGCACTTCAAAAGCGTGCACCAGCTTCGTTTAAGGATATGCAAGACATTAAGACTGCAGACTGGATCGAGAACCTTATGTCTGGTTCTACCGTGTTTGCCAGTGACAAGGGTAGCTTTAAGCTAGCCGGAACTGGCTTTCACAATAGCATTCAGCCTATCGCAGAGGAAATCCGCAAGGATCCTTACTTGCTGAGAGCTGTACAGCGTGGTCGTATTGCGTTCATTACCTCTGAAGAGGCTATGGAAAAGATCGCTGAACTTAAGGACGAAAGCAGTACAAGCGAGAGTCACATGGATCACCTCCGTGAAAGCCTCGCTGCCGGAGCTAGTGAAAACACAGGTCTGTACAAGATTCCTCTTCCTGATGAAGCTGAGCCTAAGGGTCCTTCGCAGTCATGGGAGCAGATCTGGAACAACAGCACTAGCACCGCAAAACCAAAGAACGTATAACAACCGGTGGACTGCAAAGCTCCACCTTCTAGAAGGAGCTTAAATGAGCGACGAGATCAAGAACACAGTGAAGCCTGTTGTTGAGGCTGCTGCCGAGCCATTGGGTGCAATTATCCCCAGTGGTACGGTTCTGAGCGGCACAACAATCTACAACGAGCCATGGTTCAACGTCTGGGCACCCCAGACATTCTCCGGTACCGTTAGTGGTGGCTATGCACAGCCTACCTTGAGTGGTAACGGCTGGCAGGGTCAAAACAACACTGGCCTGGTATTCCAGAACGACCAATACAACACAACCGTGAGAGGATTCTAATATGGCACAGCCAATTCCTAACGTTCCAAACGAGCAGGCTACAAAGGCCGCACTGCGTGGTGTAACACGCGGTGGTGCTAATGCCTACTTCGAGGCTGTTGACCCAGCCATTATGGTTAACGCTGCCTACACGGCTAGCGGTATCCTGGAGCTTTCAGTCCCTGCAGCTGCTGGTACATTCACCATTAGTGGTTTCGGTACTGGTGTTGTAACCTCAACTCTGACTGGTACCTCGACTGGTACGCAAGTTAGTGGTCTGGTTGCAGCTCTTGCTGCTGGTCCTCTTGCTGGTTACACGTTCTATGTCAATGCTGGTGGCGCTAACTACCTGTACGACACGACTACAACCATCATCGTTCCTAGTGGTGTAAACCTGACCGTATCTAATCTGACTGGTACTGCTCCTACGCTGACTGCCTTTGTACCTTCCGGTACTGAGGGTCAGGCTTACCCAAGCTACGTAGGCGCTCCTAACGCTACACCTAACTGGATTGATGACGCTACTGTTCACACTCCATTCGTTGGTTTCAACGGTAATATTGCTAACGCTACGCAGCTTCAGGCTGGTACCACGAATGCCAGCTCGAGCGGTGTACCTGCCCTTCAACAACAGGTTCGTCAGATCCAGACAAACGTTTCTGAGACGCAACAATACGCTGGTTACTTTGCTAGCTACAGCGGAAACCTGTACCAGACTGGTCAGAAGAGAACGTACCGTCAGCAGAGCTAATGGAACACTTACCTTTTAGTTTAAAGGTAGAAGCAGTAATTATTAGAGCCAATGGTGACCGGGAAGATCTCGGCGCCATTGGTTCTACTGCTTTAAAGGAAGATAATGAACACGGTACTGACCTCTAACACAAGAAGCAACTTTGTGAATGCCATTACAGGGGTCGGTTATTCCTTGAGTGAGCCAAAATACCTCTACCTTGGAACTGGTATTAGTACTGCCTTGCCTACCGACATTGCTCTTGGTAACCCTTTGGGAACTCCTATCTCTGGAACAGTAAGCATTGTAACTACTGTTACGTCAGGAGATACTTACCTTTGTAACGGTACTTTTACTGCTAGTGGTATTGATTCGATCACCGAGGTAGGCCTTTTTACCAGTCAGTCTAGTTCAGCTGTAGGGTCGCTTGCAAATCAGGTTGGACCTACGGATACCACCATCACTGTGAGCGGCTACAGCGGCTTTCCAGGTACCTTTCCGTTCAATGTACAGGTGCTTACCGAAGTGATGACTGTAACTTCTGGCAATGGAACCAATGTCTTCAATGTAATTAGAGCTACAAATGGCTCTAGTAAGGTGACGAGTATTATTCCCTCGCTCACTCCGGTTGTAGGACCAGCTGGATATATGTTCTTGAAGAGTAGTTTCTCAGCAATTAACTTAAACCCAGGGGATAGCCTGCAACTCAACGTTAGCGTACAATTTTCTTAGGAATTAACTGATGGCTTACCCCAATTACACAACTCCTAGATCTCTTGCAGGTGCTGCCACACCTACGTACCTTTCCGCAGTTTTGGCAAGTGGGTACTCTGCTGGTCAAACTTTGCAACTGGCAAATACAGCAGGATGGTATGAAGTAAGCTCGAGCGGAACTGCCACTACTAACCCTCTTGGAACTAGTGGTGTATTTACCCTTGTAGTTGACTATGGCCTTGGCACAGAAGAAAAGATTCTTTGTGCTTCAGGAGCCATCAGCATTGGCACGAATGCATTAATCACCGTATGGACTGACGGTACAAATAATGGACGTGGCTGGGATGGAACATCTTCTGTTGCCCATGCCATCGGTACTACGTCAGGGTTCAACGTATTCCCCGTTAGAACAGCCGTAGATGACCTCCAGTTCAATACGTCAGCAATCACCCTTACAAATGAGATTACGACTCTCTCAGGTCAATATGTGGTAACTAGCGGCATCGTAACCACTACTACTGCAAACGTTGCTGCCTTGAGTGGCTCACTCGCAACGTTGTCGGGTCAATATGCCACTACGTCTGGCGTTGTTACTACTCAATCTGGTTATATTGCTACAATTTCAGGTAAGCAAGTCACTGATGAAGCTAATATCGCCAGTTTGTCAGGCAGCTTGGCTACCCTCAGTGGCCAGTATGTAACAACCAGCGGAATTGTAACCGGTCACACTGGATCGATTGCGAGCATTAGTGGCAGTCTTAACACCCTGTCAGGTCAATTTGTTGCATTGTCAGGCGCCTATGCTGTAACCTCAGGGAACCTCAACACAACAAATAGCAACCTGTCAACATTAAGTGGTCAGTTCGTAACTCTTAGTGGAGCTTACGCAACTACTTCGGGTAGCCTCAACACTGTAAGCGGAGTTGCTTACTCTGCTCTGCAACGCTCTGGCGGTACGATCAGTGGTGCATTGAACATCACCAGCCCCATCATTGGTGGTGTAACTGCTACTAGCGGACAATCTCTTGTATGGAACAACACACAATGGGTGCCAGCAACGGTTAGTGGCGGTGGAGGAGGAATTACTTCTCTTACTGGGGACGTAACGGCAACTGGTACAGGTGCAGTAGCTGCAACACTTGTAGGAACCACTGCTGTTAGTGGTGTAGTCAATACCATAATCAACGTTAATCCAACAGTAACAGGTACAGTTGCAAATCTTGCTACTCTTAGTGGACAATTTGTTACACTGTCTGGACAATACAACACAACTTCAGGCATTGTTACTGGTCAAACGAGCTCTATCGCGTTAATTTCAGGCAACCTTAACACCGTTAGTGGTGTAGCTTATGCTGCCCTGCCAGGATCCGGTGGAACAATTAGCGGTAATCTTGCAATTGCTAGTGGGCTTACAGTCAGCGGGGCACTTTCAGTAGCTAGCGAAATTGATTCAGGCGCAATGACAATTGGCGGCAACCTTACTGTTACTGGTACCTCAACGCACATTGGAAACGCTACATTTAGTGGAACTGTAACCATTGGTGGCAATAACGTGATGACCAGTGGTTATACCGCTGGCGGTGACCTTTCAGGTACTTACCCCAACCCCACTCTTGCTGCGACCACCAACGTCGAGAGCATCATCTCGGCAAACACGACCGTTGCTGGTGCGCTTCAAAAATCAGGCGGAACAATGACGGGTGCTATTACAGGCACCTCGATCACGCTTACTGGAGAAGATGTTGCTTCGGACTTTAATGCCACTGGAATTGGCAATGCAACTGCTGGCGCTCGCTTTGTAGGTGGTACGACTTCAGGACCACCAACGCAAGGGACTTACCTTGTAGGTGACTACGTTATCGATCACACTTCGACAATCTGGTCTTGTGTCGCGGCAAGCGCCACCTACACCGTTACTAACTCAGTCGGTCACACCACCTACGTCACCTACACTACCTCGGGCGGTACGGCTCCGAAGGCTGGCTCCTACGTCACGATTACGGGTATGGGGGCGAACAACGCCACGGGCGGTCTGGTCGCTTCCTCCAACGGCACCAACACCTTCGCGGTAAACCTTGCCTCGACCACCACTGTCACCGCTACCGGCTCGGCAGTCACTACAGGCAACTGGTCGCCAACGGAGAGCCAGAGCATTGCCACGCGCTCGGCTGCCGCCACCGCCGCGCTTGGCGAGGTTTCGATTTGCACTGGCTCAACGCCATTTACTATCACTCTTCCGACCAGTCCCGTCTCTGGCTCGCAGTACTCAATTATCAACAACTCGTCTGCGACCATCACGCTTTCTGGATCAATGTCAGCGCAAAAAACGACGTACACCACGTATACGGTAGATCCAGGCGAAGCGTACGGCTGGGTCTATGACGGTACTTCCTACTGGTACAACACATGGACTACCGACATCACCAACATGATCGGCGTTCTGCCAGTAGCGAACGGTGGAACCGGCTCCGCAACCGGCGCACTCCCTCTGACGGGTGACGTGACCGGAACCGCCACTGCCTCGGTGGTCGGCGCTATTCAGGGCAAGAGCATCAGCTCGACGCAGGCCACGCTTCTCTCACAGACGAACAACTTCGTCACTCACACCTCCACGAGCAACCCCACCATTACGGCTGGAGAAACATCATTAGTCACTACCCTTACTGGCACTCTTACACTTACTCTTCCGAGCGGAACAGCAAACGGAACCACCAACAATATTTCATTAAATAGTTCTCTATACACGGTAACTGTTTCCGGTAGTGGAACCGACAAAATCCAAATAAATGCAAGCCAGGTTTCAAGCGTTGCCCTTCCGACTTGGTACAACAGTTTCTCGTGCATCTACTACAACGGTGTCTGGTATCCGACCAGCGGCCCTTGGGCTGGTCAAACGGGAACCGGCACAGTAGTTTACTCAACTAATCCCGCGATCACCGCGCCAGTTCTGACAGCACCACAAATTGTTGGAGCATTCTCAACAGCTCTGTCTACTTCTGCTGTAGCTCCAAGTTCGGGAACGCCCATCAGTGTTACTAACACAAATGGACCATACTTCGCATACACTTCAAACCCTACGGGTCCTTACCCGATTAACTATGCGACTTACCGTGGTGCTGCAAACGGTTATGCCACAACTGCTAACTTCGCGGTGAATAACGGTGCAACTGCTTACCTGCCTTCATCAATTTCTATTGATGGCTACCAGCTTGCTGCATCTGGTTCTACTGCCAGCCTTCCCACAAATGGGCAAACATCACCCACCTCCTATACAGTAACGGCAGCATCGGGTAACGGCACATCTGTTACCTATACCTGTGCTAACTCTCTTATTGGAGGAGCCACCGTTAACATCACAGGTCTTGGCATTGCTTCTGGTTCATCGCTTAATTTAACGAACGTTCAGGTCTTTGCTTCGACTGCAAACAACTTTACTGTACTAAACACTACTGTCGGTGTATCAAGCGGAACAGGAACGGCAACGCCAGTACGTTCTTTTACTACCTATTACCAAGGTGGAACTCAGTGGGCTTCGGCAGACCCCAGCACATGGGCTACTTATACAATTACAGTAATCAATACAGCAGCGAACAACTCAGTTGTCTTCCTCTCTAAAACGGCTGCTGGGGCAGGATTGCCAATTACACAGGGTGGAACAGGATCAACCACTGCTATCTCTGGGTTTAACAACCTTGCTATCTCTGGTGGTACTGTTGGTGGCAACCTGGTAGCTGCTTCTGGTCTTACCGTATCTGGTGCTTTAACGCAAATTGGCAATGCTTCGTTTAGTGGTACACTCACTGTAGCTAGTGCTATTATCAACCCTATTCTTCAGGGTGCTTATGAAGTTGTATCATACAGTGGATCAACAGTGCTTAGCGGAACAGCTACTCCAGCTACGCTTAATGCAGCAAACAGCTCTTTCTACTTCTATAATACAGCACCATCTGGTTCATATACAGTAGCAATCACCGGAGCACCAACCGTATCTGGTGTAAGTGCCACTTTTGCTTTGCTTGTAAATAATGGTTCTACGGCTTATCTGCCCAGCAACGTTACCATTAATGGTAATCAGGCGGGTGCAAGTAGCTCAGCACTCCCATTGCAGGGCGCAACAAACAATGGTATTACTACGTACTACCAAGGTGGTACAGCATGGTCATCAGCCGATGCCAACACTCTTGATTCTTATACGTTTACTGTGATTTGCACGTCAAACACGCCTACTTGGACACTGTTAGCAGGATTGACTAAGTTCTAATGCCACTTGTAACCACATTTGCGGACGATGCTATTCAAACACTCGGTATGTTCTCACCGTTTTTTGCTGCAACTGTGCTCATCGTCGGTGGCGGTGGCTCCTACTCCACGCCTCGCTTTGCCGGTGGTGCTGGTGGTATGCAGACCATTACACCAACAATTAAATTAGGAACTGACTACACAATCGTCGTCGGTGCTAAGGGCTCCTCGAGCAATGGTGGCAACTCGACGTTTAATACCACAACCTCACTCGGTGGTGGTCAGTTCAACTCCGGTGGCTCGGGTGTAGTTGGATCTGCTGGTGGCTCTAACACCACGACCTCCTACGCCGGAACTTCGGGACAGGGAAATGCCGGTGGCACGGGAAACGCGTTCGGCTACGGCGGTGGTGGTGGTGCTGGTAGCGCCGGTACGAACGGAACCGGCTTCAGCTCCCTAACCGGTATCGGTGGTAATGGTGGTGACGGACTTCAGAGTTCGATTACCGGAACGGCGGTCTACTACGCAGCCGGTGGTGGTGGCTACGCCACCCACTTACCTGGCTCAACCGGAGCAGGGTGGAGTTCAACGGGCTACGGAATGGGCTCGGGTCTCAATGGCGCTACCACCGTTCAGGCTACGGGTGGCGTGGTCATCATCTCTCTGCCAAGCACCTACACCGGAACGCCGACCTCGTCGCTCGCCTACACCAAGACCACTTACACCGGTTACGTTGTGTTTACATTCAGCACGGCGGGTACAGGAACGGTAACGTTCTAATGCTAGGTAACCGAGGATATTACAGCGCAAACGCCAAAGTGTATGAAGGCTACCGTGGTATACGTAAGCTGCAATCTTATATATTAAACATCTTGTTGGTTGAATTTGGTAAAGTA